TTCTATTTGTTGTTGTTGCATGTTATAAGATTGATTAATTAAATTCAAACTCATAACTAATCCAAATCCTGGTACTAAATCTTTACCTTTTGGTACATCTGGTGTCTTAATTTCTACTTTAGCTGATCCTGCTGTTGTATTTGCAGGTATTCTAGCCTCTGTAGCCGATGTCGTCGTAGTATCTTTTACTTGTACGGTTGTTACCGAAGTAGCTGGAGTCTCCACCGTCGTTTGCAACGCAGTCAGTTCCTGTGCAATTACAGGTTCTGGTTGGATTAACGGAGCAGTTGTGACTTGCGACAAAGGACTCATTGGATTCAACGGACTTATCGGACTCACAGGTGATTCCACATTCGTGGGATTTGTGATAGATTTCGCACACTCGTTTAAAACCACAGTCCAAGGACCAAATATGGGAGTCGAATAAGGATCCGAGCATATTGAGCTTCTCGACTCTTGAATTGATCCAATATATCCAGCTTCGCATGTTAAAGTTCTGTATTCTCTTGCTTCGAAGCAGGTTGGCGGATCTTGCGTGCAATTGTCACTAGCCGTTGTCCAATTTGACCAGCTTTGTGTAGAGCAAGTATAATTCCTGCTTTGATTAATCCCACCGCTATAATGAGGTAACGGACAAGCAAGTGTCCTAGTTTCAATACTATCGGTGCAACTCGGTTGTAAATACATCGAACAATACGGATCGTTAGGTCTATACCACGTACAATAGTGGTTTTGCATAACGTCAGGAACTGTAATATCGTGACATACCATGGAGCCATCTAAATACCATCCTTCTGGAGTTGATGAATAAGAGCAATACCAAGCATACGCATTACTTGCTGTCAGAGACAGTAGGAAGCTCAGGAAGATTGAAATCCTCACCATAGAGTGCTTTAAACCTTTCTGGATATCGTTTAAACCATGCTTTTCTAGCTGCATGACCCATCATTCCGCCATAAGGACAAGGACTACCACTCATCTCCATAGCGTTCCATCCTCTAATATCTTGACAAAGAACACTTACACCAGTTACTTTTAAACCACCAGTATTAAACGCATTGAATATTTTAATACGTTCACAGTTCTCATCTACAATGGTCATACCACCACTGATAGATAGTACACCTGTATTAGCACCACCACTTACACCTGAACGACACATATCATTAGAGAATCCAGAGATACTTGGTGCCATAGCTGACGGTACTGGCATACCTTTTTGATTAATTGTGGTAGTGTCAGCATGAGCGTGATCTATCAACCAACATACTAGTAAAACTATAACTGTCCAGGATAAAAGTTTAGTCATTTTAGAAAAATTTATGAGTTAATAAAAATACGATAACAAATCCTGCAGTACCTAACATGATTTGTTCTAGTCTTTTAAGCCTAGCATTAATCTGTTCATATCGTAAAGCACAGATCTCTTCATGAGTACTAATTCTATGGTCTACTTCGTGAATGTCAGGTTTAGTCATGGTACTTAGTTCCAGTTTTGAGTAGTAACAACTGTGATGAATGGCTCAAGATACTCACATTCAGGGGTTTTTAGGCACAAAGCTATTTAACAGAATAAACGACGGTATTGTAAATAACAATTTACCTTCTGCTTATTCTATGCTTTTAAACGTGTACATTAAGCCTATGGTTATCCACTGGTCTATGGTGGAGTTTTTACCTTTTGCAGCTTATACAATTGCGAATAAAGGAGTATTTAAGCACAATAGCGAGAATAGCACTAACGTAGAAAAAAGCGAGGTAGATTACTTAGTAGAGAAAGAACGCTCTATCGCTCAGCACTATACTCGTCGCTTTATTGATTACATGAGTTTTTATCAATCTTCATACCCAGAATATAACACGAATTCTAATGCAGATATGTACCCCGACAAAAAAGCCGACTTTATTGGGTGGTATTTATAAACCCAAAAAAGAGAACGTAAAAAAGTTAAAAATATACTTAAACAAGATAAAAAATGAGTCTTAATTTCACGCACATAAAAGGAGATACATTTGACGAAGTAGCTTTTGAGTTGAAGATTAATAACGTAGCCGTAAATCTTACTGGTGCCGTGATTAAAATGCAATTAAGAAAGACTGCTAGCGATGCAACTGCTGCTCTATCTTTGACTTCTGTTAGTTCGGCTGGTATCACAATTACCAACGCTTCAGCGGGTCAATTTAAAATTAATAAACAAATTATTGATATCGAGGTGTATAATTATTCCTATGACATTCAGTTTACGCTATCAGGCGGAGACGTGAAAACTTATGTACAAGGAACTTTTAATATTACACCAGAAATAACTCGATAAAAATGGACGATATTACAATCGGGGTAACCGAGAACGTGAATAATATTCTCGTTACGGCGCAACCTAATGACCAAACTATAGATATTACGGTAACTGAAACCGTTGAAACCGTCTTACTAGATGTAAGCACTACGGTAGCAGAAGTAACGGTCACGGCTACTCAGAACGTAATAGTAGAAAACATAACAGTCGATTATGTTAATAACGAGAATAACATCGATATTAATGTAACAGATTCGACGCAAGACGTAACGCTTAATATTACACCTACCTTAGTCGAGATTAACATTCTACGCTCAGGAGGAGAGGTTAATATATTGCAATTTGATTCGCTTGCAGATTTCCCAGCGACTGGCTCAAGCGACTATTTCTATCTTGCTAAAGATACTAATAAGCTATATCGTTGGACTGGCTCTGCTTATGCTGAGATTTCAGCTACTGCTAACGCAGTTTGGGGACAAATTATAGGTACATTAAGCGAGCAAACAGACTTACAAAACGCTTTAAATCTAAAAGCACCTATTAACTCTCCTACTTTTACGGGAACTGTTAGCGGAATTACCAAAACAATGGTAGGACTAGGTGCGGTAGATAATACAAGCGACTTAGATAAGCCTATTTCTACGGCTACGCAAACGGCTTTAAATAACAAGCAACCTTTAGACGCAGATTTAACTTCTATCGCTGCGCTTAGCGATACTTTTGGCTTGCTTAAAAAGACGGCAAACAATAGCTATACTATTGACACTAACACCTATTTAACTAGCATCACTTCTAGCGATGTAACTACGGCTTTAGGTTACACACCTGAGAACGTAGCAAATAAGGGAGTTAATAACGGATATGCTTCTTTAGGTGGAGATGGCAAAGTGCCTAGCTCACAATTGCCTAGCTATGTGGACGATGTTATAGAAGTAGCTAATTATGCCTCACTTCCAGTAACGGGAGAAACGGGTAAAATCTACATTACACTAGATACAAATAAAATCTATCGCTGGAGTGGTAGTATTTACGTTGAAGTTTCATCTTCTACTACCGTATGGGGTCAAATCACTGGGACGCTATCAAATCAAACTGACTTGCAAACTGCACTAGATGCAAAGCAAGACGATTTAAACGGTACGGGCTTTGTAAAGGCTTCAGGAACGACAATCTCTTACGATAATACAACTTATTACCCAGCTTCAAATCCGAACGGTTACACTTCAAATACGGGAACGGTTACTTCGGTAGCCTTAACGGTTCCAAGTGCGTTTAGTGTTTCAGGTTCTCCTATCACTAGCTCAGGAACTTTAGCGGTAACTGCAACGGGTAATACAACACAATACATAGATGGAACGGGAGCTTTACAAAACTTTCCTACTACTTCTACCGCTGGCACGTTAATTCGTGAGGTAAGAAATACAACAGGAGCAACTTTAATTAAGGGCACGGTAGTTTATATTTCTGGTGCAACTGGGAACAAACCTACGGTTTCAAAGGCTTTAGCTACGGGAGATTCTACCTCAGCGCAAACGTTTGGTTTAGTTCAAGCAGACATCGCTAATAACGCTAACGGAAACGTGGTATGTGCAGGCGATTTAAGTGGCTTAGATACTTCGGCACTAACTGAAGGAGTTCAATTATATCTTTCTTCGACTACCGCTGGAGCTTATACAACGACAAAACAATTAGCACCTGCTCATTTAGTTTATATTGGTATTGTAACTAGAGCGCACCCAACGCTAGGACAAATCGAAGTTAATATTCAAAACGGATACGAGCTTTATGAATTGCATGACGTTTCGATTACTTCTGTAGCTAATAACGATGGCTTATTCTAT